TTGTTAATGCTGTATCAAATTCAGGACCATCCAAATCTTCAGCACTCATATCTAATATAGCTCTAATACGTGTTTTCATTGCACGATCAGCTTTAGTTTTGAATGAGTTTTCTTTTATAACATCTTGATCTGATTTTACTTTATCTTTATATTTTTCTTTAACAGTTTCTGACATACCATATAAATCAGATTCAATTAAATATCCACGGGCATCATCACCTAAATGTTCTTCTAATAAAGCAACATCATCATTATCTTCAGCAGTAAGATAATCACTCATCCAGTCTGGTGGTGTTTCATTACCAGTTTCTTTTGTCCATCTAGTAATATATTCTGCTTTTGTGTCATCATCAATAGGACCTTCTTTTACTTTATTACGCCATTCTACTTCTATAGCATCTTCAATAGCTTCTAAATCTTTGAGATCATTTTTTGCTTTTTCTCTAGCTGCTGTTTCTAATTTTTCTTGCAAATCTAACCATCTTGTTTTCCACCTTCCAACTTTGTAGGGTTTACCATCTATTTCTATTTCTTGTTCTTGTAGTGCTAATAAATCTTCTACAGTTAATTGGCCTGTTTTTGCAAGATTCTCTAATATAGAAAAAGTTTCATCTAAAGCTTCTTTACGATTATAAGATGTGCCATCATCTTTAGAAGTTCTTTTTATTGTACCTAATAATGACTCGAAATCTTTATTAATTACAAAATCATTTATAGCATCAGTTCTTATTCTAAAACCTTTATCAATTGCATCATCTTGCTCATAACCTTTCATTATAGAACTATGTGCACTACGAACTTTGTCATAAAATCCAACTGCTTGATCATCAAGTAATGCTCTATTTACATCAGTTAAATTTTGTTGTATAAGATATTCTCTACGTAGTGCTTTTAATGCTATATTTTTTTGTTCTAATGTTTCCGCAGTAGCTGGTGTAAATTCAACTCCATTAGCTTCTAATTTTATATCTTCATTATTTTGCATCTCACCAGCTAACCAATCTTGATAACCATCAGCAGCTATTTTAGATTTTTGTTGTACGTAACTATATAAACCCCACCCAGACAAATTACTTATTTCATCAGCTTGTTGAAATGTACCACCTTCTTCTATAACTTCATTTGCTACACTATTTAACTTTTTTTTGCTATCTATAATAGTAGATTTATTACTATCATATTCTTGATATACTTCTTGTGGTATTTGTGTAGAACCAGTTATTTCTTTAGATTCTATATCTTCTTCAATAGCTGCTAGTTTGCCTTTCAGTATTTCTTGTTCTTTAGTTTCTTCAAATTTGCTTTTTACAAACCCATCTAATGTTTCAGAAAATTTAGATAGAGCTTCTAGTCTTTGACGACCTCTTTCTCTGTCGTCAGCTAAACGTATTGATTCATAACGTGTAAAATCACTTGCATTACGTTGTTCACCAGCCGTTAGTCCTCTTAGTACTTCTTTATATGACATAATTATAAGAATGTATTTTGTGTTTCAAACCCAAGACTTTGACCTGTATCAATTGTTTTAGAAGAAACATAGTCATCTAATTCTTGCTGTAAAAATGGATTTTGTTGAAATTGAGGTATTTGATATTGAGGCACTTCCATTGTACCTATACTTGCACCAGAGTTATATGTATCACCAAATGATGGTATGTTTGAATTATTAGGTCGTGGATTAAATTCATAAGGATTTCCACTTTCAGTAACTTGTGGTGCTTTGGTATCTTGATATTGTTGATATCTTTTAAAACCAGAACTTGCTATAGATAATGCAGTATTTAAGAAACTTGGTCCTTGTTTAAACTCTTGTAGTAATGGTGGTGCTTCAGGACTAGGTCTTCCAGTAATGTATTCTACATACTTACCTTGTGCAAATGCTGCCATATTTCTACCAGCTTTATCTCTAAATAGTATTTCACTATCTCTAGAAAATGCAGCCTGTGCTCCAGCAGCAGCAAATTGTTGACCTAATTCAGCTATACCACCTCTACCAGATCTACGTCCAACTTGTTCTCTACCACCAGCATTAATCATTTTAGCTAGTATTTTTTGTTGTGATAAAGCAGCTTCACCAGCAACTTGTCTAGCTTTTAGTTGTGCTTCTGCTAATGCATCTTGAGTTTCACGCCATTTGTTGTCAACTTCTATGTCGCCATCAATTTTACTGTTTCTCCAAATGTTTTCTTCATTACGATTTTTTGTTTCGTAAGCATTAATTTTTAATCTATTTTGGATAGCTATAGATCTGTTAGCTTCTCTTGTTTGTCTTCGTTGTTCTCCGTATTGTCCTAGTGCTCCTAAAGCATCTAGTCCGAAGCCGATTCCGCTGGACATCCCTGCGGACATTCCTCCTGATCCTGCACACATGGTATTTTACAAAATTCAATAAATGGTAATAAGTTCGGACCATGTAAAACTTCACGAAGAAATTTAAAGCCCAAAAATTTTAATAATCTTAAGTGTGTTGTATTTCGTTTATCACAAATATTCCACAACAAAGATTCAGTTCGTTTATCTAACCATCGTTTCGCTTCTCTAGAAAATGAAACTGGATAGTCATGAATGACATCTGTACATATCATCCATATTCGTCCATCTGGATAAACGCCAGCCAATCCAGCAGTCTTGCCGTTTGGCATCGTAAAATAGATATTGTCTCCAGATTCTAAGAAAAGAGGAACATGGACAACAGGTGTTAATCCATGACCCTCAACAAGTTCTCGATAGTCGTCTGAACGTAAGTTTTGTGCAACTTCTAAAGCTACTGCTTTTGTAGCTGGGAGGATAGTTACTTTAGACACGTCTATAATATTTAGGGTTGTAATCTCCTTCCCAGTTTAATGAGTGAAGTGTAGCTGGTGAAGGATGTGTTGATTTAATTTGTATATCTAAATTTATATTTCTTTCGTAAATTGGTATTGTTTGTATAAACTCTTCTACTACAGGTAATTCATTTGCTTTTATAGAATCTATTTCAGCTGCACTAAAATTAGTTGTATAGTCAACTCTACCTTTTCTCTTTATAACTGTATCAATATTTCCTATTTCACCAAATGCAAAATGCAATCTATGTATTACTAATGACGATCTCGTATCTGATCTTGATTTTTCTCCAGCTGCTTTTGTAACAAATATAGTAGGTAATTCTAGTGACCAGTCATATAAATAACCGAACATTAATGTAGACCCAGTCCAATCACCTTCTACTTCTAAGTTTTGTGTACCAGTTACAATATTAGCTTTTGCGAATCTACCGATATCATTTCCAGAATTATTGTTATATACAGCTAGTTGCTCAGTACTAGCATATCCAGTTGGTTTTGCAAAAGTTGTTTTTTTAGTTGTTGCATTATATGAGCTAGAAGATAAAGCTGATAGCTGACTATGTCTATCTAAATGTATAGGATAATTTTCTGCACCTATAACTGATGTGTCATCTTGTTTTTTAACATCAATTGCTTCTAAAATATGTTCTCCAGCACTTAAAACAACAACATAATATACGTCATCTAATATTACATGGTGTACTAATTGTCCACTTAATAACCATCTAAACCAAGCCGACTGTACCCTTTTTTCTCCATTATTATAAAACCTAAAACCCCATATTTCATTTGATGGTGAAGTAGTACCAGCATATCTAGCACCTAGTAATAATAAACTATTTTCTTTAGAGGTTGTAGGTAAATTAATATTAATAGGCAATTTTTTTGATATTAGTTTGCTTTGTTCTAAAACTGTAGGCTCACCTTCTCTTCTAATATCAGCCATTTCAAATATTCTACTATTTTTACCAGTGCTATTTATAAATCCTGATGTAGTACCTAAAGAAAAAGGCACAGTTTCTGGATTATAATTATAGGAACATAAATAATTTATTTTTGCTGTAGATGGTGTTAGTGCATCACTATCTGTAGTTAACATAAATTGTTGGTTAGAACTAAATAATAATAGTCCTGAGTTAACTTCTATACCATCAAATAATGTTGTTGGAAAAGTAGAACTAGCCTGAATATCTATAGGGTCAGCTGTAGATTCTGACATTGCAGTTGTACTAAAGAAATTAAAAAAGTCATTAGTTTTTGATAATATAACATTACCTTTACTTAATACAACTAATCTATTTCTAAAGAATAGCATTTTTTCTAATGTACTTCCTATGAAACTAGGCACTGGGTTAGTGTTGTCATCACCAACATCACGTAGAGTATAGTCAATTGTTTGTACACGAAATCTACCTTGTGGATATGTAGTACCAGCTGATTCTCTAACAATCTTTACAGGCATAGTATCTTTATCAATTTCTATTTCTATGCCAGGTGCTGGACATTCTTCCCATACACCTTCACCAAAAAAGTTACCACTAGTACCAGCGTTAGACTGTTTAAATTTTAAAAAGAAATCATCATCATCATCACCACTGTTTACAATCTTGACCACATAATTATGTCTACAATTAGTAGGTAATTCTGCAATTGAATTTGCTTCATTAGTTATGATATTCATCAATTGTGGTTCTGGTGTACTAACAGCAAAAGGTGTACTGCGTTGTAAATGCAAACAGTTACCAGTTATAGTTGCTGTAATACCTGTACCAGAAATAGCGTCTAGTGCAGATTTCATATCACCTAGTATACCAGCAGCTGTTACAGCCTCATCAGCACTAGAAGAGGTAGCAGCTGGACGTACAGCAGCAATATTAGCAGAACTACGTATTGTGACATGTGATTTTATTTCGATAGTGCCTGTACCATTTTTTGCAGTTGTATAAGTATGCGTTTGACCAGTTGTATAACCCTCTCCACCAAATTGTAATTTTGCAAATGGTTGATAAGAATCATCATACTGTGGGCCAGCACTCGAAGTACCAGTATTATTAGGATCAACAACTGGTGTACATCTTACGTCTATTTCATACCTTAAATTTTTTGTACCACTAGCAGTTGATGTTATGACATCTCTACCCATAGCTTGACATGATCCATCATTTGCACCATTAGTTTCAGTAAAGTCTTTTCGAGCAGCTATTGATGTAGCTCTTGTTTCTGTTATAGGTGTACCTGGATTAGATGGGTCATAGATATTCAATGCGTATTGTTTACCATAAGATATTGTTTTTAATTCTACTATTGCTTCATTAACTAAAGCTGGTGACAAATCAGATGCACCACTTTTCATAGCTGTTACTTTTTTCCTATTAGTAAAAAAAGTTTGCTCGTTAAGTGTTAGTGCCTGTATATCAGTTGATTCTGTCCAACCAGATAAATATGTTTGTGTATTGTTATTTACAGTAGGTAACCCATTTGCATCATTATCTTTGTAAATAATTAAATTAGTTCCTTGTCCGTTATTATCATGATATGAAAAACCATCTCTTGTCCTCCATATTTGCACATCACCAGATGTATTTACACAACCTATATACTGATTATCTTCATCTGTATAAATATGAAACCAACTTAATGTACCAGTGTTTGGTGTAATTTTTTTTATTAATTTACTGCCAGGTCTTTTTATACAACCTAAAGTTACATCAGGTATAGCATTTACTAAATCTTTTACTTGTCCTGGTAGTTTTAATTCATCTGGCTGTTCTGATATTCCTAAAATATAGTTAGGTATTTGTTGTGTAACTGTAGCCATTATCTTTGCAATGCTTTAAATGGTTTGTATGTTGAATAATGTGTGTTATGTCCAAAACCTAACATATTATAATCACCTTGATTACACTCATATTCCATACATGCAGCTCTAGCCATTTGCTCTTGTGTAGCTATTAGTTGCACAAGCTGTGCATTTGTAATCATTTGTGTAGCTGCTCTACCAGCTGCTTTATATGTTATGTATCTCTTAAACACAGAAGGTAAATCTTCATACTCAAAAAGATAAACAACATTTAGTAAAATGTCATCGTCAAATTCATATGTATGATTTACTTTGTCATATAATTTTCCTTGTCTTCTAACTGGATCTATAGTTCTATCTTCAGGATTTTCTGAATCTAATCTCAGTACATTTGTAGGTATAACAATATGTTTTGTTGTTGGATCTGGACTAAACTTAACATGATTTTCTCTGTTAAAAGACCAGCCTTCATTTTGTATGTCACTATTACACTCTTTAAGTATCTGAAATATAAGTGCTATTTCTGGATTCTCAAAAGTGTTTGCAACTTGTGAAGCTGTATTAGTTACGTTTGTAGTTACTTTACCTAATGTTGTTACTGGAGATTGACCGATAGCTCCCAGTATTGTATTTACAGCGGAGAGTTCTGTCTCGGTATCTATTGTTGTGGGAGTTGTCATAAAATAAAAAAGGGGAGCCGAAGCTCCCGTATAAATGTATAAATTAGAATGCAGAAGGAGCAGTAGCACCAACATATAGTTCAACAGCAGCAGCTGGGTTTAAGTAGTCTGCACCCATAGCCATGCGACCTAAGATCACATCACCTTGGTAGATTCGTGTAATCCATATCTTTCAATATGGCACGGACTATATCATCTTCCTATTAGGAAGTCGGACGCTATTCATGTATTACGTACTACGCTTAGTACACCATGTAGTCTCTGAACCTTCCCTTCAAGCGTGAAGGGCTTGGCTGCTGATTACCTTATCTTTCGACTTAGGCTTCCAGCAATTCATCCGATTATTCGATAATTATTACTAATTAAAGCTGCAATTTAACTTACAGAAACGTCACCGTTTGTTACTTGAACTTGTGGTCCGATTGCTTCAACAACACCAGCAGCTTCCTTTTGGAAGATGAGTCCAGCAGACTTAGCACCTAACTCAGCGTTAGTACCGTAGTCGTTGTTTACTCCGCCAGTAGCGTTAGCATTCTCAGGTGTAGGTCCAATGAAATCACCAAGATTTCCAGGAGAAGTCTCACCTGTTGTACCGCCGTACTTGATACCATACTTGCCTAAGAAAGGAATATTCATAGACTTGTATATGTGGATTCCAGCGATTTCAATAACGCCTGTACCACCTTGTAATGCATCACCCTGTACATCTCTGTTGACAAGTCCGTTAGACCCTACATTTTGTATGAGGGAATAGAATTGTCTTGGGTTTAACACGGCACAGCGTCCGTCAGAACTCACTCCTTTTTCGTCAAGAGCAGCAGCAGCATCATAAAATGCGTTTACTAGTGCACCAGCATCAAAAGCGTCAGATTCGTTAGTTGAACTACCAACTCTGATTTGAGTTCCACCAGGCTCTGCAAAGTTTGTTGCAGATACTGGAGATGCAGATCTAGCTCCTCTTGTTATAGAACGGAAGATAAGTCTGTCATATTTTTCAGCAAGAGCATATCCAATCTTCTTGGAAATTTCTCCTCTTAATTCGTAGTGAGCAAGTGTTTCGTCAAGATCATACACAAATGCAGAGCTGATTAGTAGATCATCCATTACGATGGTCTTCTCTGCCACTGGAGGTGCCTTGTCACTGTTACCCAATATGGGGGTACCTGGCGTATGGAAAGAGCTGCTCATGCGTCCTGTGTAGACGAACTGCAATGATTTGCCGTTTCTGAGTGTTCTCTTTGTTACAAGATCTCTAGCAATTGTTTCGTGCTGGAATCCTTTAAACATCTCGCCGCTAAATAATTTCAGGTAAAGGGCGTACTTATCGGTAGCACCGCCATACCCTGTGCCTGTAGATAGATTCGATCTACCTAAAGCAACTTGATTAGCATTAGCCATTTTAAGTTATAAAATCTAAGGTATAAATAATCGTCTTCACATGTGAAAAGTTGCGAGTCTTATGCGACTCATTTGTTGCGTGGTCTATCCCACCGTCATGACGGCTAGTGAGTATCCTCGTAAGGGTCAAAAGCCAAACTGAAAGAGAGTCCGACTCTGAGGTGCTCTCTTTCTTTGTTGTTACTTAACTATTCTAGTGTAAGCAACGCCACGATATACGTAAGTTACTGTCATGAGTAATCTCCCATATACCTAGACCCCGTTCCATGTCTAGGTTTCATGCGTCCTATAACAGGATGAACGGACGTGGCATTTATTCTTCTTCTTTTATAAAGCGTCCTTTTTCGTCACGCTTTTTTTTCTCTGGTTTTTCTGCAACTATTGGTATATTTTTTCTACCCGTAGTTGTTTGTTTCCAGTGTCTAACATTCTCAGCCATTTTTAAAATGAAGGATCACCTTCTGGTTCTTTATACACAGGAATCTTTTCTTGTCTATATTTTTCTAATATCTGCTCTACTTGCTTTTGTAGTTTAGCAACTTCAAAATCATGTTCTGGTGTAGGTTTTGTATTAGACATAAAGATTACTTCTTAGTTTTTCTCTTTGCACCTTTAGCAGTTTTAGCTGCTCTTCTAAAATTAGCAGCAGTAGGTGCCCCCGCAGTTCCAGGCTTTCTCATTTTTTCACCTGACCCAGCAGCTATTCTTTTTCTCTTTGCATGTATATTTGCATAGAGTCCACGTTTAGCGGGCATTTTTTTTTCCTCCTTTTTTCATGCCTCCTTTACAGGAGCCTTTTCCTTTGTGTGCCATAATCTACCTTTTTTTCATTGCTTTTTTAACAACTTTCTTTGCAGCTTTAGCTTTCTTTTTTGTAGGAATAGGAAATGATCCTCCTAACATTTTACTGCCCATTGTATTTTTTGGCTTTTTCCTACCATCTTTTTTATACGATTGTATGCTCATGTTAACATTTCCATTTGCGAAGGGCTAAAGCCTTACGTGTAGGCTTGCCGTTTGGTTTCTTCATAGGACCTTTTACACCTTTCATGCGAGCACAAAATGATCTCTTTCTAGGTCCACCTCCTGGCTGGGGTGCTTTTAAATTACTGCCAGTTTCTCTGTTATATTTTTCTCTACCAGCTTTTGTAAGGCCGCCAGTTCTACTTTTATGTTTACCTAGTTTTAGGCTTACGTTTTTTCTTGGCATTTGACTTCATTGCTCTAAGTTTTGCTAGATCGTCTGCACCAATCTTCTTTTTATTACCAGCTAAAGATGCCAAACCTTTTTGTTTTGCAGAGTATTTAGAATATGGCATTTAAAATATACCTGGAATAATTTGTCCTGTTAGTGCATAAGCACCTAATGCAGCTATGATGCCTATCATTGCAAGGCGACCATTTGTTTCTTCAGCTACATGCCATCTATCGTTTTCGTGGTTATGATGGGTCATAATTCTTATCGGCGGTTCGTAGGGATAATTGTTTAATAGTTTGTCTAAGTCTTCAGGCTTCATGGTTTAAATTCTGGACCAACACCAGCCTGTACACACCTTCCTTTTTTCTTATCAAAATAAAAACCAGATGGACACTTAATGCCAGTTTTTTTTGCTGGTGATTTTTTTGTTTGTTTAGGTGGCTCTCTTAGAGGTGTTGCTCTAGGAGGTTGCATGTCATACATCATTAGAAGTTACCGTTGAATGCATCTTGAATTGCTTTGTTCCTTTTATCTACAGCTCTTATGTACTTAGATGTTGGAGATACGTTCTCCTTTTTTGTCATGTACTTTTTAATTTTTTTTAATACTTTTTTATGTACTGCCATGATTAAAATTTTAAATCTGATCTATCTAATTTAGCTATGACATCCTGTCTATATGCTGGATCTCTATCATAGCGTGGGTCACTCATAGCTTCTACAAGTTGTGCTTGGCTTCTAAATACATCTGAACTTTGCTTAGATGGTTTGCCTGTTAACATTCTTCCTTCATATCCATTTTCATTTTGATATTTAGATAGTAAACCATCTACTGCTAGTTGTATAGAACCAGGATCTCCAGTATTTACAAGATTATCAAATGACTTTATAGAATCTTCTGATAAGTTTTGACTTGCCCAATTCATAAGAGTTTTATACTGCTGTTCACCACCAACTGAATTATAAATAGCATTTATATCAGATTGCTGTATAGCAGAATTCATACCCATATCTTTTGCTCGTCCAGCTAAATAAGCATCTACTGCTTCTTTTGCTATACCAGCTCCAGTCAATTGGTTATGCATTTCAGGTGTTATCTGACCATTATTTTTATAAAAATGTTCAGCAATACTGTAAGGATCTACACCTTTTTGTTGGAATAAACTACTAAGAGTTTCACCATAGTGTTCTTTTACAGACTCATAATTAACGTTACCGTCATCATGATACATCTGTGTTTCAGTAGGTTCTTCTACTTCTTGGGTTTCTTGCTCCCCTTCCCTTTCTTGTGATAAGGCATCTTTTTCTCCTAATTTTTTTTGTAGCTCTACGTATGCTCTTTCTAAATCTTCAGCATTTTTATATTTACCAGCAAGTAATTCACCTTGCTGTTCAGCCATTTGTTCCCCAACTTGCAGGGAGTCTTGCTCTTCAGCACTTAGACCTTCAGCTTCAGGGGTATCGTTTACTGTTAAAGTTTCTGCCATTTTATTCTTCTGGTGGTGGTGTTTCCATTTCAGGTTCTGCTTCAGCCATTCCTTCCATCATTGCAGGGTTCTTACTTGGGTCCATCATAGGTGTACCAAGAATCTGCCCAGCCTGTTTAGTCATTTCTTTAGCTTGCATCATCTGTTGTTGTTGCTGCATTTCTTGTTGTAACTTCTGTTGTGTCTTAACAAGATTTAATACGTCTATACCTTGTGCAGCTGCAAGACGTTTGATATATTCACTTGGCTCAATAAATTTCATCAGTGCTTCAGGTCCCATAGTTTGGGCTAACACTTGTACAAACTGAGTTAAGCTTTCTCTGTCTTGTCCTCTACCTAATGCGTTAACACCAGCTACAATTTGTGGTCTAACTAAATCTTTAGGTATCTTAGGTATTTCGTTATTTCTTTGAAGTATGTGTAGAGTTCTATTGAGATAGGGTATCAAAAATTCTACCGTTAACAAACTGAAGAGTCCGCCAAGCTGTTTCTCTAATTCTAACTGTGTAAGACGTACCTCTTCTGCGGTAGTTCTTTCACTTTGTCTAATTTGTAAAACAAGAAATGCTTCGTTAATTCTTCTTTCTAAATTAGAAATCATTTCAGATGCCGTGCGGAAATCTGCCGTTTTACCGACTTGTACCACCTGTACATCTTCTGCTCTTCCTTGTACGATTGCTCCATTTCCAGCTTCTGCAAGGGTTTTTGGCTTCGTAGTTGAAGAGGGACTGACTAGAAAAATTACCTTCGCAGCCGCCGAGCTGCCTTCCGTTAGTGCTTGAGATAAACCTTCTAAAGATTTAAAATCACCAAGAAACTCTTCTACTCTGCCACGTCCATAGTCCTCACCGTCAACGGTATTGAATCTAAGAACAAGCCAAGGGTTTGCATTTTTTGGTGCACTACTTCTGCTGCCAGCTATTATTTTATCAAACGCTTCTTGATGCCATACCCAACGTCCATTTTCTAAACGCACATAGGTATATACTTCTACATCATCTTCATCAGACTTTGTCTCATCTATGCCTGAGTTAGGCTCGACTATTGGTTCTTCTAAGTCTATGTCAAGAACCTGACGTGATATAAGTTCCTTTGTGACAATCTCTAGCACGTTCCCGTTTCCATCTCTATTAACAACGAAACGGTTAAGGGGATAGTGCTTTAGACCATCTTTGCCCATAAATATTAATGCATTTCCAGAAACAATTAAATGTTTTAATGCTTGATTTACAACGACTCTATCAGTAGAAGCATTAATATAATCCATAACCATCCTTTCCATTTTAGAAAAAGATAGGTCTAGTTCACTTCTAACTTCTGCTGGTAAATCTACACCAAGTTTATCATCTCTAATTTGTAACTTGAAAAATGTAGTTTGGGGTGGTAAGAGAGCTAGACCAAGTTTAGCACTAAGGTTAACAACGGCTTTAGCTCCAATGCTTTGCCAAGGTGTTATCAACCTTTTGTGATATGGTCCATCTAAATCATCTCTTATAAGATAAGGCAACGTTAACTCACTACAATCGACTGCGGTGTCAAGGAACTCGGTACGACCATGTGTCAATCGATCATATCTAGTACGTGCCAGCATCATGTTCCTGTATTAACTCCGCCAGCTGGGGTGCTATCTACACCTGTATTAACTGCTGCTGCTGCTCCTAAAGCACCAAGACCTTTTTTAACTGTTTGCTTATCTCTTTTTTGTTTTGCGTTTTGTTGGATCTTAACTGACTCATCAACCTTCTTAGTTTTTTCGTCATCTCCAGCAGCTGATGCAGCTGGCCCAGGACCTTGTATTGAAGGAGCTGGGGTCATTGCTCTTTGCGGTTGACTCATATTTCTCCTATTTCCGCCTAGTATTCCTAGTTGTGAGGCGGCTGTTGCTAAACCACCTATCGCTCCCAATAGTGGTATGACTGGTGCACACATTAGATTTCTTCCTCCATTATGGATTTTATGTATTCAATAACGCTGGCTTGTCCAGCTCTGTACATGATGGTCTGTACGTCTTCTTTAGGATGGATAGGTTTCCAACCAAAATTTTCCTCTAGCCTTGTTAGTAATTTATCTAATCGCTCGTTGTGTAACTTAAGCGTAGCTAGGGAGATTTCTGTTGTCATGTTCAAAAAATGCTGGCATTCTTCCAGCTTTGGTACCATTTAACTGTGGAGCTTTACCTTCATACATGAGGCGATCACTCGCATCCAGCCAAAATTTTTTGCTTAAATATTTATCGTCATGCTCCATAGACAATGGTTGCATAATCCAATTTATTGTTGCTTTTCTAAGTTTGTCTAGTGACTGGCTAGGTTTTAATCCTAGCTCTGCACATACTAATGAGTTAGTAGCTACATGCACTTGCTCATCTCTTGATATATCTGCTGACACTGTTGCTAATCCAGCATCACCATTAAATCTAAACATAGGTAATAGCACGAAAAATATAGCTCTTTCTATTACTAGTGCTTTAGCTATCGTATGATCAGGATGTGATAACCAGGCATCTCGTAGGCGTAGTGCCTCGGCTTCTGCTTTGTCATTAACGCCATGAGCGTTGGTGATGTATCCAAGAGCAAGGTCATGCTTTATCTCATCCTTTACATTTGACTCCAAAAGTTTTCTAGCTTTCTCAGGAATTTCAGAGAGAGCTTCTGATATGAAGTCGCCAACTGGTAATTCCATATGGCGTATTGCAAGAGCACGGTAGATGGTTTCTTCTGCTCCATGTTTAAATTTTCCTTTGGTGGTTTGTACTGGTGTCCAGGTTCTTTTTCTATTTAATAATTTTTCGTAGGGGTTCATTGTTGACAGTCACAAGCTATTTCATCGGGTTTATTGCTCATTATGTCTTCCAAGTATGCGTCAACATCGGACTGATCTAGTGCAGCGTAGGCATCTGATTTATCCTGAACGTCACCCATTACTTGTAATGCATAATAGAGGGACGTTTGTGGGCTTTTAAGCCACTCGTCTACAAATGCCTCATCGTAAGTCACCATATCACTCCAAGAGTTGAAGCTATAGCCATGAAGCAAACCAGTTCTATGAAGCATAATCATTATCTGATCTGCTACCTTTTTATAATTCTCCCACCCGACCTCGGATGCGATCTCAACGTTGCCATATTCCACCCTTTCTACACCAAATTCGCCCGAATCTCTGTCTACTGTTCTAGCAATAGGAGGAGCTATTTCTGGTGTGCAAGTATAACCTTGTAAATCTCTACTTCTATATGAACATGATGCAGTTGGAGCTATGGCAAAAGCTCGCACCATGTTGTGTTGTCTTGCTGCTTTGCTTGCTTCCTCAAGACCTATGTATAACTCTCTCGCAGCAAATCCAGCTAGTGTATCAGTTATGTTGCCATTGTTAATAGCTTCTAAACCTTCACCAAACTCTTTGTAAGTTATATTATTGATTTTGAGGAAGTTGGCCAGACCGAGCATGCCGAGTCCGACTTGTCTATCGACATCTGGTGAAAGGTATTCTCCAGATTCTCCAACGCCTGTCCGACTATGGAGATTGCACAGAGATTGCATACCTTCACGGAAACTCTGCCGTAAGTCGCCGATACGACAGGCACCGAGATTGACGTGCTGTAACAAGCAAGTCCCTCGTGAGGGCAAGTAAACTTCAAGACAGACGTTGCTGTATATTCTTTGTCCTTGTTCATCGTGTTTTATTTTATTGAGCCAAATGTCTCCGCTTGCAATTCCTCTAAGTATTGCTTCCTTGACTTCAGGTTTTGAATTATACCAGTCTTGGGCTTCGAGATCGATGCATCTTTTGATCCAGGGAAGTTCATGCCTGGGAGCTTCGATAAAATCAAGAATATCGGGATGTGTAATATCGAGATGAATAACACACGCACCATTACGGTAGGTGCCACCCCTTCTAAGAATTTCATTTAATGTTGAGTAGATTTTTGCGAATGAGACAGGTCCGCTCGCAACGAGCGTATCAGGTCCCTTATTTGTTGTTGTTCCTTTTGGCCTAAGTTTCGACAGGTGGACTGCAACTCCCGCTCCATAGCGAAGAGCATGCGACACAAATCTCCAGCTCTTTTCGATACCATTTGGACCCTCCATTGAGTCTTCTACTACGAAGATTGTACAACTAACTGGTAAACGAGAACCAGGGTTATCTATCCAGGATTGTACTCTCCCAGTTCTCGCAATTTTTTGCGGTTCTATATTCGATTTCATTTGATAAGTAGTGGATTGCTTTTGATAAATCTTCTATGTCATTGTCTTTGTAACCAGCTCGACATACATATTTAATTACGTTTCCGAGGTGGAATCCGAGTTCTTGTTGTCTAACAAAATCCCAAACATCAATAGGCCCTCTTCTGTAGTATGATGGTCCCTGGTCGTTGGTGGTTTTGGCCATTTTTTTATAAGGTTTTCTATACAATTAGATAAGACAAAGGCTTGCTCTTGTAATGCAATCATAACGGTTGCAATATCTTCTTTCCTTGTCTCTGGTTTAGCTAACATGATTTCAAGCTGGCGTAGCTTCAAGTCTTGCTCCATTGTTAACTTGGTAATTGGAGGTGGGGGTCCAAAGGATTGGTTCTTTTTTCTCATGATCGTAATCGTCAGTTGTAAGTATTCGTGCAAGTCTTGCATTTACTAATGCATCATTTTCAGTCATGCCTTTATCTTCAAAGGTTTCTACGACTGCTCGCCAGGTATATCCTTTCTCTTTGAAAATCTTTTCTGCACGTTTAATACCAATGCCTGGTACACCACTGTATCCATCTGTGTTATCTCCAGAAAGTGTCTGTGTGAGATGCCACATTGCACCTTCTTCAGGTGTGATATCTATGGTTTCATTAAAGTCATACAGTTTGCCTGGTATTTGTCTCATATCCTTATCAGGTGAAACAATGATATTACCTTTCCACTTTGTAGCATAAATACCAAGACTGTCATCAGCCTCAAGTGTAGGTTTAACTATTACTTTATAATCTTTTTTGAGTTGATTTATAACTCTTTTGAATCCACAGGGTTTTTTTCTGTTGCGATGTCCTTTATATTCAGGTAGAATTTTTTTCCTAAAATTATTAGGACTTGTAAAAAATAAAAGTATATCTTCTGCAAAAGGAAAATCTTTTTTTATCTTATCAAGTTCTCTCTGTACACATCTGTACGCCTCACTAAATAATGAGGTGACTAATATAACATCATCACCAAAATCAATTTCAGTCTCAGCAGCTGCACAGCATTTGTATACTATGTAGTCGCAGTCAATTAGTAGTTTCATTCGGGTTTAAATAAGTTATTGCTTTTTTGAGTAAATTTGTATCTTCATTGAATTTACCTAGACCAGTGTTGCATTCGTTACACAACCACCCTCTAAATAATAATGAGTTATGACAATGATCTAAATATGTTTTACACACTTTGCCACATAAGTCACATTGTTCTGACTGTGGTGGTGCATTCTTACGTATCTCTCTACGATCTTTTGATATTACACTGTCACAACTTTTACAAAAACTCTTATAATGTATTTTTTTTGGAGTTGTATTAGATATTTTAAAATCTGATAATAATTTAAAATCTTTACATATACTGCATTGTCTAGTGGACTTCGCTCCAGTTGTTTCCTGACTTTGCTTCTGCTGCAATTGGGCAGCGTAACTTGTAATACACTCCAGCGTCAACTGCTGAGTTTTCAAGTTGTTGTTTTACCTCTTCTGTATATTTTGGATTACATTCGTATTGCAATTCATCGTGTATGAACGCAAGTTGTTTAGTGTGAAAGGGTTGTAGTTGGCCGTTTGCTATCACCATCCAACGTTTTGCGATGATACCAGCGGAACATTGTAGAAGGTAATTCAATCCTTTGTGTGGTGAATCGACCAGCACCCTTCGTCCGTCACATGCCAAGAGGTAACCATTAGCAGCCTTATCTGTAACCGCTGCCAATAAGTCGGAGAGTCCAGGGATTGCAGCAACGTAAGCCGCTCTAATCTCGGATCCTTTTTTACTGGCTTCCTTGGGTTGTAAAGAGTTATCATAACTCATACCTAGTTTAATATTTCCCCCACCATAAAGAAAGCAATATGTCACAGTCTTAACTTGGCGGCGGGTGATTCCTATTTTGTCAGCGTTTACTTGATGTATATCATCGTTCAATAAAATATCGGCGTATCGACCCCCGTCATATCGTCCCAAGTAATGAGCTAACATTCGTAACTCAATACCTGATAGGTCAGCACCTACCATTATATTACCTGGACTTGCTGTAAATAGTTCTCTAAATTCTTTTTCTGCTGGTGACTGAGCCACGTTTGGTTTACGATGGGCACAGCGAAATGTGTTTGTCGATACAGAACAATGATGATGAATCCTAGAGTTCGTACATAACCGAAGCCATGCGTTCACGCCTTGCGATATCATTCCTAGCTTCTTCTTTAGATCCAAAGCTTTCGCACATAACTTGCAAAAGGGATTCGATATCTCCGTCAGAGTGATCTCGTCTATAATTGGTTTCCCAGTCTTCGTAGTCTGAGTCAATGTAATCTTCAGACGATTCTTTAATATCCATGCTATATGATCTCGTGATGTTGGATTAAACTCAACTAATCTTTGTAATTCTGCTCCCTCGACATATCCTTGGGATGCGTTATTTCGTTTAGGTGTGAACATCTTTCCTCCAATGAGAGGGAATTGTCTTTGTAATATTCCAGTAACTTCTTCCATCTCTCTTCTGAGATGTGATTCAAGTTGCTGACATTTTTGTTCATCGAATTGCCATCCATGAAGTTCTTGTTCTGTAAGTATGTGTGCGACTTGGTGTTCTAACGTGCACCAGTCAGGTAAGGGCGGAAGTGCTCGCATAATTTAGTTGTAACTTTAACGTCTTGTACGCAATAGTCTTGCATCTCCTGGCTCCATTCTTGCCAGTCTGTTGTTTTGCCGAACTCACCTTTGTATTCTTGTAATCGATAGCCATAACTTTCTAAACTATGTCTACCATACAACTGTAATGGCATTCTTGCTATGTTTCTTTTCTTATCTATCTCCATCATGTTTGGATGATATAAGCGAGATAAGATAAGAGTGTCAACAATAGAAGCATCAGTATCAAACCAAGAATAAATTTTCCGAAGAACAGGTAAGTCGTAATTAATAACGTTATGGCCGACAAGAACATCAGCCGAACTGAGCCAATGTAAAGCTTCAGTGATTGGTCCGCATGAACCACCTTGATTATTAAATACGAAGGTTTCTTCTTTCGTGTTGTCGTATATTGCGATGCAATGTATTTCAGAAACGTCATGCAATAACCCGTTAGTTTCGCAGTCAAATACGAGCATTTGCTTTTCCGACATAAGTTTTATTCCGAAACTTTGCTTTTTTCACTGCTTGTTTACTAGGTGGGTTTGGTTTTTTTAATTTATCCAGCTCAGAAGTCTGTGCTGGGATTGAAAACTGTGTTCTTAGTTTCATTGAATCTACAGGTAGTTTTATCATATTTCAATTCAGCTGCCACCCCAGTCTCTCCACTGTATCTGTTTTTCAACACACGTAATGTAGAGCAATCATCTGGGTTTTGCTGATCTCTTTCCAGTGCTAAGACTGTGTCAGATAATTGGCTTATGCTGGCTGACCCTCGTAACATGCCAATAGAAACACGCTGGCCATCTTCAACTGCCTTATCTCCTTGTGCTCTTCTAAGATGAGACACTAAGAATAATTTAATTCCTGTACGCTCAACAAGACTACGTAAGTCAGTCATAGTCTTGTCTATGGTGCGTCTTTCATCCATATTTCCGTCTAATCCACTTAGCAATATACTAAGATGGTCGAGGAAAACTACTTTTATATCCAGGCCAAGAGCCATATATTCAATACGGTTGTAAATAATATCCGCAGATAGACTGCCAAAATGGTCGTATAGATAAAGGTTCCAACCCAAGATAGTTTTATCGTAAGCATCTTTCAAAGTAGAATATTCATGTTCACCTAAGTGTAAAGCTTTTCCTACAGCCACTGACATAAGTCCAAGTGCTGTTCGCCTGTTAGATTCTTCTAATGCGATGTAGCCTACTTTCTCTCCTTTGTTAAGAAGCTCAGTTGCGAGCATTCTACATAGGCTGCTCTTGCCTTGGCCTGTACCAGCCGTGATAGTTGTAAGTTCGCCATATCTTATACCGTGGGTCATTGCCTGTAAACCAGCAAATGGATACTCATGATTACATGGTTGACTTGGTGTTGTTACTGCATTCAGTAAAGATTTACCATCAACGATTCCATCTGGCCTATAAGGTTTCGCATCCCATATCGCACGGCGTATAGCGTCTGGATTATTATCCTGTAAAGCATCACTGGCATCCTTGTACGGATCTTCCAGATGAGCAATCTTAACTGTCCCTTGCGGTAAGACAGCTGCCACTTGCTCTGTCGCCTTGCGTCCCTGATCGTCTTTATCAAAAAATAAAACAATCTCTTGATATCCCTGTAAAAAGGGTATTTGTTTTTGTACATCTTTTTTAGCACTTGCTGCACCATGCGGCAAAGATACCATTGGCCAACCATTCATTGCCTCGTATCCAGAGGCTGCATCTAGCTCACCCTCGAATATAACAATACGTTTGCCAGAATTAGGAAACAAATGCTGACCAAATAAAGTGTCAGTAGTATGTCCTTCATACTTAAATGATTTTAGTTTGGTTTTTGTTTTGAATCCTTTAATACGTCCAGAGCCATCGAAATAAGGGAAGCGTAAGTATGTCTCATCTCTGTAGATTTTGTACTTTTCGCACGTCTGTTCGCTGATTCTTCTTTTATTAAGTCGTTGAGCGGTACCTTTGAAGTTGACATTTGTTTGCATGGATAATTTGTTTTCTTGTTTGTCAGCAGCTGTCCTAGTTTGACAACTGAAACAGAATGTATGCCCATCTGTATATACTGCTAGTGCATCAGATGAGCCACAGTCTGGACATGGTTCGTGTCTAATGAATTCGCTTTCAGTCATGTCAGCCAATCCACTGGTATTGCGTGGTATGCACACCACTTGATGTTGTATCTTGTGCACCATTTCGCATATGTTGTTTTGGATTTCTTACTAATCTTTTTATAAGGATCTTGAAATACCATTCGTAAATCTATGTGTGGGTTTTCAGTGACAACTTGTCTTATCTTTCGTCTGTCCTCTGGTTTCCAATATCCTTTTGTTTCTAACACGATGCCGTTAGGCAAAACAAAGTCAGGTGTATATAAGTGTTTAATTGTATAAGGTAAACTTAGACCCTCATACTCGTAGTCAACACCTAACTCACATAAAAGATCAGAGACTTTTTCCTCTAATCCTGATTTAAACATTAGAAGTCGTCTTGATATTGATCAATGTCAATTTCTACTGAGCTAGGTGCTAAGTCAGGTGTAACGTTTGGTTCATCAGTTTTAAAACCTTTTGTTTTACCAAAGAGTTCTGCAACACCAACCTCATCGAGGTCACCTGTGTCTACACCAGCTCCTGTTTGTACACTAACTATTTGTATTCCACTAAGTTTTAAACTTGTGCCGTATGTAACGCCATCTTTTAATACGTATGGCTTCTGATGAAAACCTAACTTAACTTTAGATCCTTCGTAAACTGGTGTATCTAAATTCTTGATAGGTGTACCCTCTGTATCTACAACAGGTGGTTTCTTTTCATCTGCCCATGAAAACTTAACGGTATACTTACCGTCTTCTACTTCTTCCCAGGGTTCTGGTTTAAGAGTAGATCTTTTAGGATTCTTAAGTTTAGACTGTGCCCATTTAAGACAGTCCTCCCTTTCTGTTTCTAGTTTTGAAATAATATCCTCACCAACTAGTGCTTTAAGTGAGTAACCAAATTTGCTTGGTTTTAATATAGCCTGAAAACCAGTTAGAACTACTGGTTCAGGTGTCAAGTGGATGGTTCTAGCCATTAACAAAAAAAATAAGTGGAATTAATTACGTCTGAGGGCACTAAGTCCCCGATGATAGGTGGTTTAGACTCTGCTTCAATTGCTTTGGCAAAGTCGTTGAGATAGTCATGCTCTGCAAATAAATGCATGTAGACTTCTCTCACCTTTGTTGAAAGTTCTGTCATATCTGTAGCTCTGCACAAGACACTGTCATGTATGAGAGCTATAGGTTTGTCGAACTTGTCAACAGTAAAATGTAAAGTATTTGCGTCAAGTGAATGTATTAAATTAGGAGCTGTCCCATTCTTATGCCCTAGTAGGTCAACTTCATTTGTATCGTCAGTAGCAACTCTAATCTCACAACGTCCTAATAACTTCATCTTTATTTCAACTACTTCTTTTTTCATGTATCTCTGTGATACAACGAAACCTGATGGTGTAACCCATAAAATCTTGTCTACACCACGCTTTATAGTCTTTGCAACCTCTTTTTCAATCCAACGCATAACAGCCATAGGACCTGGTACAACTACTTCCATAGCATTACGTACAGCCTGTACTGTTTGTGTTAAATCTTCTTTAGTTATCTCTACACCTTTTTCTTTTAGAGCATCTCTTATATATGTTCTATTACTAAAAGGTTTAGCATTGTAAGGTATAGTCATGACCGTTCTCTTGGTGCATTTTCTATCCCAATGCGGATGTAAAACTATAGGTATGTATGGTTTAGACTTTTCAGCTACTATCTTGTATGCATCAACAGGTTTATCTGAAGGTAATACATTACATAACATAGCTGCTGATTTATCTCTTGCTAAACCAGACAATATTTGTATACCTGATGCTGTAGCATCTATTGCAATCATTAGACTTGTAGTCTTACGATCTCTTTTGATAAGGCAATGGTACATTTCTTCACATGCAGCCACAAATTGCCAAGGTTCTTCAACGCCTTCCCATTCATGCAAGTTAGCTATTGGATCTTCAGCAATTCTTGTTATCAATGCATGATTGTTTCTTGCCCATGCAAGGCGTTCAGGCATAGTTGCCTTATCTAATCCATATGTTGTTGCAACTTGAAACTCTATCCATGACTCAGAGTCAGGTGTTAAATCAACTGCATCCGCAAAAACCAACAATGATTTACCAAAGTCAGTACATTGCGGTGTCAAATAGGCTGGTATAGGGTAGCATCTACCACGCCAGTCAAAGTTCCAAGGTAAAAAGAAACGATCTCTGTCTTTAAATATTTTTGCAGCTTCCATTTGTTTTCTAGTTCTACAACTAGCTTTGTAAACAAGTGCACGTTTATTGTGAACCTCTGCTTCTTTTCTGCAATAATCCTTTTTAACATTTGGATCTTCCATGTTATTTGGAAGTGGTGTCGATGGTATTTCAACAATAGGAATAAATTTACCTACTGCTATACCTCTTTGCTGTAGCTTGTCTGCTATAGCATAAACGAAGGGATTTATTTTGTAGCCAACCTTCTGTATCTTATTTAAGAAACGAAGTGGCAGTTCTCCCTGTACTATTCCGACCTCTCCCTGTCGTACCAACTGATGTCCCTTCATAACTTCATTAAGAAGATATCCACCTTTTCTTTCGTTAGTCCAGTCGTTTGGTTCTATTAACATTGGATATGATAGAGGTGCAAACAACTCAGCATCTTCCATTAATTTATCTTTAATAGATAGATATGCTTCAGTCGGTACTATTGCGTTAGGACATTTTGTTCCTCTCATGTGTACACGTTTCTTTTCAAACCAGTTACATGAGTTAATGACGCAGTCAATAAGCCATGCACCTAGTCGTACACGTACAGCTGAGTTCCATCTCTTCCAAGTTTCAACGTTGTACCTGTTCATCAATGTACGCAAGACAACAACCTTTTGATGTGTACCACATGCCTTGTGCCAATAATTCTTCTGGATATAATCTAATAATCCAGGCACAGTCTTCTCGTAATATGTGATGTGGCACTCATCCTCTACAGCTGTGCCAACTGCGGAAGATATATTAGTTAAGTAATTACTCTTATCACGAGTGCTAAACACTTTATCCATGACAACCTTACAGGTTATGGATGCAAGCACATTGGTATCAACAGAGTCTAAATATTTATACACGTCCTTGAAGGCTACTCCGTTGTGGCCTCGTTTTAGCATGTCTTTGCGTGTCTTTATCTGGTCTATAACTAACGGTAGTAAATCTCTTATAGATGTTACGCCGTATATAGTTGCAGAAGAATATGACTTGCTCTCTAGATTCTGCGTGTTGTCACGCAATATATCTATACCTTTTCTAATTTGTTCTCTTTCTAACTTTACTTGCTCATCAATTTGTGAGGGTGTAGCCATAGTAATGCTTTCAATAGTTGATTAGATGTTTGCCATTGCATCTGCCCTGGCTTTGTTAGAAACTTTCGCATACATGATGGTAGTTTCTATTGTTTTGTGACCCATAAGTTCCATGAGGGTTCTTATCGGTGTTCCAGCTTCGGCATGCCATACACCAAAAGAGTGGCGTAAATGGTGAAAGTTCATTACTGGCGGCTGTTCCAAATAAACTAACACCTTTTTAAATTCACGCAATAATTTATCTTTATTCGCCCAGTCATGTCCGAATATCAAAGTATTCGGGTGTGTTTTGTTAATCCTTTTTAAGATTATTGGACGCACTCTTGTGTGCATTGGCACCTCTCGCCAGTCATCATTCTTTGTAGAAAACCCTGGGCGGCCACCTATATAAATACTGCCTCTGCCATCGTAAGCATCGAGGTCTATATCTATTGATCTAAGATTAAGTATCTCTGCCTGTCTCGCACCGACATATGCACCAAAGACAGCGATGTCTGCAAGGTCATCTCGGCAAAAGTTAAGGCTTCGTGCTACCTGTTCATATGCATCAATAGTACTTTTGTCGTACCAATTTGGTCTACCTTTATTTTCTTTTAACTTAATGAATTTAAAGGAATGTGGCAGCTTTCTTTTTGCGTATGCAAAGTTTAATACTGCCTTAACAGAAGCCATGTATCTGTTAGCTGTAGCATTGACTACATTTCTCTCTTCCATTA